CTTTGGATTTAATTGTCTTGGTGGGAAGCTGGCTGCGTTAATTTGTGTTTGTCACGAGGTCAGAGAAGCATGGGACGACAAGTATAATGCAGATATAGTGTTTTTTGAAACTACTTCTCTTTATGGATCAATTAAAGGAAGTAGTCAGTATGATGGACTAAAACCTCTGATTCGCTATAGGGGCGATACTGAAAGCAAATTAATGATGAATTTGTCAGATGACAAATATAAAAAATTAAGAGACGAGATTCAAAACAAATACAATAATGGTGAACAGCTGGTTCCTGATACACAAGAAATTCCCACTAGTAGAAAAATGAGAACACAAGGCAAGATGCTTTCAATTCTCAAAGAAAATTTGAAAACCTATGATCTGGATAAATTCAACCATTTAAGTCAAGTGGTGAAAGAAAAGATGGCGATTACCACACAAAAGCGGTATTATACTTCAGATTTTGGCTATACTAATTCTGTTGATTATATATTGGGAAATACCAAAACTTTGACAAAGGGACAAAATTACGATAAATTTACATTTGAGAATGTAATTAAGTATTGGAAAAAGAAGGCTCAGAAGAGATATGAAAATCTCAAAGCAGATGGTAGGCTTCGCAAAGAACTTGAATTTTGGACTCCACAATCAATTGATACAATTGATATTATAAGATAATATGTCATTAGAAATATTTTATAGAGATTATAAACCGCAGAAAACATTAAGAATTTTAGTTTATCCTAACATTACATATGCAAAGGACTTAGAAAAAGATAGTTACATTCAAGTGATTTATTCTATGATCACTGAATTGAATAAAATTAGAAATGATTTGTTTTTCTATTTGATAATGCCAAAGCATATGATGATGTTTTCTGAGATTGAAAATACTCATCAGTTTATTATACGTTTTCCGAGTTATCCTCAAAATATGAGGATGCATTTTAATATAAAAGACTTTGATATAATTCGACACAGGAAGTGGGATTTTGATTTAATTTTTTCACACCTTCCAGAGCACACTCTGAACATTAAAAATGTTTTGTATAATACCAGTTCACACAATCCCCCGATTGTTGGATATTGTCACTGGTTTGACATTAAAGATGTAGTTGTTTCTTCTATGCACGCTCTCAATTATAATTTAATTGGGATATTAGAAATGAAACGCTGTTATTTGAATACTCAAGCACAAAAAGAATTGGTATTAGAAGAAGCAGGTAAGATTTTAAGTATATACAATTGTAAAAAATTAGATGAAATTTTAACAGTACAACATCCTGGTATTAGAAGTAGTGATGTGATTGATGCCACCGCGATGGAGAAAAAGACTGAAAAGATAATTTCCTTTAATCATCGGCCAGCTACATACAAAGATTTTGACAATTTTATGAAGGTGATGGATGAATTGCGGAAACAGCGACAAGATTTCAAGGTATGGATTCCACTTTTAGAATCACCAAATAGACCTTATGTATATGTTGACAAATTTGATAAATTAGGGTATTATAGAGAATTGAGGAAATGTCGAGTGGGATATTCACCAAAACAGCAATATGGTGGATGGTCAGTTGCTACTACTGATGGTATTATGAATGGCACACCTTATATCATGTATGACGCTTTATATTATAAAGAATTGAATCCTACGGCAGATTTTTTTAAAACCAATGATGATGCGATTAAATTACTTAATTTGTATTTAAATGATTTGGTTCATAGAAATAATATGGCAGGTATTAATTTAAAATGTCTTAGAGATAATTTGGTATATGAAAATGAAATGCGAGATATGTTGAATTATTTTGATGAAGTAGTTTCAAAAGAAAAGCGGATTACTGATAGATCAGAGAGATTTAAAGAAATGCTGGCACATTTGAAAAATAGTAAACAATTGTCTAAAGAAAAAATAACTGAATGGATTCAGAATGATAGACCCTATGGAAAATCCTTGTCTCCATATAGGAAATCTTTGCTTGACCATCCGAACGTTTATGATAGTGATGGAGAAATTCCACATTATATTTGGAAAGAATAATGACAGACTGCTTAGAGTATGAAGGAAACAAATTTTATTTTCATATTGGAGAAAGACAATCAGCGAGAGAATTGGTTTTAAAGTATCACTATTCTGGAAGATGCCATGAAAATCCTACTCTAGTTGGTAGTCTACATCTAGGGGGCGGACTATATGGCGATAAAGGAGAATTGGTTGCTTGTTGTATGTTTTCACAATCTAACAATAATACATGGGCTCTGAAAAAAGTTGATTTAATTGAATTGGTAAGATTATGTAGAAAAGAAGAAATCCGAGTTCCATTGAGTTGGCTGGTTTCTCACACGGTGAAAGCATTAAAACAAACAGGTAGATTTGATATTGCGATTTCATATGCGGATGCTACACAAGATCATCATGGCGGAATTTATCAGGCATGTTCTTGGAAGTTCCATACATACAGAAAACCAAAAGAAGATGGTTTAATAATTGATGGAAAGTTTGTTCCCAAAAGATCAGTATCTTCTCGCTATGGTACATATAGAAGAGATAAATTGGGAGAGATGTTTGATAAAGTAATAGAAGATCCTGGAGTGTTAAAATTTGCTGGAGAGGAACCTGTTATTAAAACAATTGAATGGGGATCTCATGTAGATAAAGGCAAATATATGTATTGGATTCCTTTGAATAAAAATGGAAAGAAAATTGCTAAGCGAGTTTTAAATTTTGAATGCAATGAATACCCAAAACCAAAATTTACTTGAATTACTTTTTGGGGCTGATGATTTTGATTATACTACAGCTAATGTTCAAGATTTTATTGTTAAACCATCAAACCTACAAGTAACCAGAGACTTTATTGAAAAGTGGCACTATTCAAAAAATGTGAATGGGTTGACTATTTCCCAAATTTTTGGTTTGTTTTATGAAAAAAATTTGATAGGAGCAATGATTTATGGATCTCTCGCAATGGCTAATACTTGGAAAAAATATGCAAAAGAGGAAAGTAAAGTCGTAGAATTGAAAAGACTTTGTTGTATTGATAAGACTCCAAAAAATACAGAAAGTTACTTTATTGGTAAAACTTTGAGATGGATGAAACAACATAGTGGATTTGATTTGGTTGTGTCATATGCTGACACATTCTATGGACATGAGGGAACAATTTATAAAGCATCAAATTTCAAACATTGTGGAATGACAACAAAGGGAAAAGTAATTGATCATGGTGGTAGATTTTATCATGATAAATGTATTAGAACTTATTATGTGGATAAAACTGGAGTTAAAAAGATAAAACCCTTTGCTCAGAGAATGAAAAGTGCATTAGAAACTGGTGATGCGAAATATGTGCAAATGCCAGAAAAACATATTTACATTTATCCATTAAAATAAAAATGTGGAAAGATAAGAGAGTTAAACCAACCCCCACTCTTTGGGAAGGCGCAGAACAATTAAAAATTTGTGACAATTGTGGTGCGCTTCCCTTAGAGAATTTTTCTGATGATGGAAAATATGAAAAACTTTGTATAGATTGTGAAGCAGAACGTAGAAGTGAAAAGGATTACAAGTATAATCATTCAGAGCGTCGAACAATCACGGATGAAATAAGATGGGAAAATCAGCCGTGGGAAAAGGTTCATAATAATATATCTGGAGTATTTCATTTAGTTCCTTATGATAGACCTATATGGCGAAAGCACATGGAATCATTATTTGAATCTTGGATGAATTGGGATAATAATGGAAGAGGCGCAGGAACTTGGCAAATAGAACATAAAATACCAAGATCATTTTTTGGTCCACATTTTAAAGAACCATATGATTCATGTAAGCAATTTCAAAAATGTTGGTGTTTAGAAAATTTGAAGCCATTTGATTCTGAACGTAATAATGCAAAAAGAGATACAATATATTTACCTGAAGGTGTTACAAATGAAAATATTTTACTTGAATGTACTTTAGAAGAATTTAAAGAATATGTAAAGGACCACTTGACAAAATGAAATATGTATGTTATACTTATATTATAAAAGTGAAGATGCGAGTAGTTAGTAGTAACCCCTTGGAGTTCCACTCTGAGGTGATAGGTGCAACTCCTGTTGCTCGCTCCATATATATTATATAATGAATCCATTTGAAATAGTAAAAGCAGTTACGCACACCAAAGAAAACTTAATGGTTGATAAGCATGCGGAGAAAGGTTATGCTCCATACATGGTCAATCGTGCATTAAGTTTCTTTGCAGATACTGTCTTCCAAGCAAACGAGATGAACAGAAATTACCATCTCGACAACAAACTCCAATTTGATTATTTACTAAATAATATTAGACCACGAAAGCGGTGGTCACAGTGGCTCAAGCCTGAGAAAATTGACAACATAGATATTGTTAAAGAGTATTATGAATTTAGTAATGAAAAGGCTAAAAATGCTCTGGAAATTCTCTCTGTAGACCAACTTGAGTATATTAAGCAAAAACTAGACATAGGTGGAGTGGAAAAATGACAGTAGATATGGATACTATGATAGAGTGTCTTCTCGAAGAACCAGATGATTTTTTAAAAGTAAGAGAAACACTAACACGAATTGGAGTCGCTTCCCGCAAAGATAAGATTTTATATCAGTCCTGCCACATTTTACACAAACAAGGACGATATTTCATTGTACATTTTAAAGAGCTGTTTGCTTTAGATGGAAAACCTACTAATTTTTCCGAAAATGATCAAGCACGAAGAAATACCATTGCTAATCTTTTAGCTGAATGGGGATTAGTCAAATTGGTTAATCCAAAAGAAATTTCTGAACTAGTTGTTCCCTTAAATCAATTGAAAATTCTTGCTTTTAAAGAGAAAGATCTATGGGAATTAACCGCTAAATATAATATTGGAAGTAAAAAAATAGAAGATGAGTAAATCTAGTCATGATCCGTTGAAATATTATAAATTACATCCAGATGCTAAAGACCCCATTTATGCAACAAAAGGGTCAGCATGTTTTGATCTTCATGCGTGTCTCAGTGGAGTTGAACGATATAAAGTTCGCCAAGACACATTAGACCGTGAGATTGAAAGACCTTTGAAGAATGGAACTCTTCAAATTTTTTCTATGGAAAGAGTATTGGTTCCTACCGGATTGATTCTGGATATTCCTGAGGGGTATTCAGTTCGATTACATTCGCGATCAGGGTTAGTATATAAACAGGGTTTATATCTAACTAATTGCGAGGGAATCATCGATTGGGATTATGTAGATCCTGTTTTTATCATAATGACAAATATATCACAATCTCCGAAAACCATAAATAGCGGAGATAGGATTTGTCAAGGCGAGTTGGTAGAAAAGATTTATCATGGTTTTAAACATATCAAAAAACCACCAACTCAAAAAACTGATAGAGATGGTGGATTTGGTTCAACCGGCACATAACATAAAAGTTATATAGTCGCAACTAAAACACATATAGGAGTTTTTCATATGTTAGAAAAAGCAACAGGCTGGATTCGCAGTCTTACAGAAGCAGGTCTTGCGTTAATCGCACTAGGCGTGGTTCTTCAAATTCTTTTCGGAGCAGCTGTTCCCTTCATCGGCCTTGATGTCGTTGGTTCAATAACTGGTCTTGTAAAAGAATTGGGATCTGAGGGCCTAGTAGGCTTAGTAGCAATTTGGGTTTTGTGGGGTATTTACTCTAAAAAGTAAATACTTGACAATTCTATATAAATATGTTATAATGTAATAAAGGGTGAGAAATTGCCCTTTATTATTTTTGCTTATGAATGAATTTCATGACACAAATTGGATAATTGATGAGGATTTTATGGAAGCTAAATACAAGTTGTTAGTCAAAGAATCTGGAAATTATACTGCAGATTCGTTAACTAAGCTAATTTGGATAGTTTTCAAACATCGCTGTCAACATCTTCTGAAAGGAGAAGGTTGGCGTGATTGAGGTGCATCATAGTGATGACCTCGTATTAACTACCCCGATGCCATGTGCTATGGGTCGGGATTATTTTTAACCTTGCTTATATAAGGAGGCATTATGTTACAATTAGCACGACACTCCGCGTTTACACCCCAAGACCTTCAAAAAATGATGGGATTCTCTGTAGGATTCGATTCAATTTTTGATCGTTTTTTCGATATGGACACTACTCGTGATTCAGGGTATCCACCATACAATATTCGAAAAATCAACGAAGCTCAATATGTCATTGAGATTGCCCTTGCCGGGTTTTCAAAGGATGATATTGAGGTTGAACTCACAGAAGGCACTCTCACCGTTCGTTCAAAGAAACTTGAAGAACAGACGGAATTGGATTCTGAGGATTCTTATGTACACAAAGGAATCGCCAAGCGATCCTTTCTTCGATGTTGGACACTTTCCGATGATATGTTTGTAAGGGGAGCAGACCTCAAGGATGGTATGTTAATCATCAGTCTTGAGAAAGTGATTCCCGATGAGAAGAAACCTAGATTGATTAATATTGGAAGTGGTGATGTGAGTGAAGGATAATTCTTTTATTATGTATATATTATAATTGGTTCTCCCAATTTGTGGTCAACACGGATTGGGAGAATTTTATATATAAATATAATTAGTCACTAACAATAAATTCATTAATGGAGGAACAATGGCAAAAAAACACAAAGGACTGATGTCTACTATAAAATCTAAAGCTTCTAAAGTTGTTAAAGAAGTAACAGAAGAAATGAACCCCACAGAAAGACTTGGCCACGCCTGGAAAGGTGCTCTTGCTGCTGGCGGGAAATTAGATAAAACTAACGCGGCTTTCCCGATGGGTAAAGGATCTCAGGGACAAGAGCTGTTTAAAGAAATGATGATTGAAAGAGGAAGAATTCCTGGAGATGCTCGAAGTGATAATTCAACATTTATGGACTTATGGGATCAATATAAAAGTGCTCCTCATGATTTTGAATTTTAAATAATACCAAGGATTATTATGTTACCATTATTATTATTTAATGTTATTTCTAGTCTTGTCATAGACAAAGCAACAGATTTAGCAACAGAGCATGTGGAAAGTATGATAGATGATCTACTTCCAGATAGTGCAAAAAAAGAATTAGATAAAGCTATAAAAGCTGATCCATCGCACACATTTGATAATGCTAAAGATGCATTGATGGCGGCGGTTGAGGGTAAACTTCCTATAGTTAAGGCAGATGGAACACTTAAACCAATAGAAGTGACATTTACAGTTAAATATGATCCTACTACTGGATCAGTTGATATAGATAAATCTTAGGAAGGAATATTATGGCAGTCAAGATACCATCTTATAACGGACACCTGACAAAAAACTTTGGGTATCAAGAAATGATAAAAAGTTCTACTGCTGACCGTTTGGGTGTCTCAAATGATGCTTCAAGAGAACACGTTATCAATTTAGTCAATCTCTGTAATTTTATTTTACAACCAGTAAGAGAAGAATTTGGAGTTATTCGTATCAATAGCGGATATCGTTCTCCTGCATTAAATAAAGCAGTTGGTGGATCTAAAACAAGTCAGCATTGTAATGGTCAGGCTGCAGATTTTGAATCTACAAGAGTTTCAAATCCAGACCTTGCAAAATGGATTGAAAAGAATTTAATATTTGATCAACTCATTTTAGAATTTTATGATGGAGTTGATCCAAATAGCGGATGGGTACATTGTTCTTATGTACTTGATGGAACCAACCGCGGTAAAACAATGACGGCTCTTAGAGTCAATGGGAAGACCCAATATAAGACAGGCCTTCTCACATAGGAGAAGATGTGAAAAAATTAATTAATTTCCTGATAGGGATCATTCTCAAAATATATCTTCAGATATTATTTTTTGTTGGTGCATATTTTAGCAAATCATCGTGGATTGACAAACACATCAAATGGTGTTATAATACATTTGACAACTTAGAAATCCCCTATCAAAAATATTATTAATGTTTTATACTAATGTGCAATGTCTTGGTGATTATATCCTTGAAAGAGGAATAGATGATCAGGGCAACCCCTTCTCTCACAGAGAAGAATATAAACCCACGCTTTTTATCCCTACCCAAAAATCTTCCAAGTGGAACACACTTGAAGGTGCTCCAGTAGATTCTATTCAATGGGGCTCCATCAAAGAAACAAAAAACTCCATTCAAAAATATAGAGATGTTGATGGATTTGATATCTATGGCATGACTTTGTTTCAGTATGCTTATATTTGCGACAAATATCCAGAAGAGATGATCAATTATGATTACTCCAAGATCAGAATTGCAATTATTGATATTGAAGTTGCTTCTGAAAATGGATTTCCAGAACCAGGACCTGCTGTAGAAGAAGTTACTGCCATATCAATTAAAATGGGAAATAGATTTTTGGTTTATGGTTGTGGTGATTTTATTAACAAAGAAGAAAAAGTAGAATACATTAAATGTTCAGATGAGAAAGCATTACTAGAAAGGTTTCTTTCTGATTGGAGCAAAAATTATCCAGATATTATTACTGGTTGGAATACTCGATTCTTTGATATTCCATATTTGGTTAATAGAATTAATCGCCTATTTGGTGAAAAACAAATGAAGAAGTTGTCTCCTTGGGGATTTGTCAAAGAAAATAAAATATTTGGTGTAGGCGGAAAAGAAATACAGGCATATGAATTATCTGGAATTTCTATTGTAGATTACATGGATACTTATAAGAAATTCACTTATGTCAATCAAGAATCTTACGCTCTAGGACATATTGCTTATGTAGAACTTGGTGAAGCTAAACTTGATTATTCTGAATATGATACCTTACATGAATTGTATAGATTAGATTTTCAAAAATTTATTGAGTATAATATCAAAGATGTGGAGTTGGTTGAAAGACTTGAAGCAAAGATGAAACTCATGGAAATGGTTATTTCTTTGGCATATCTTTCTCATTGTAATTATAATGATATATTTGCTCAAACTCGAATGTGGGATGCGATTATTTATAGCCACTTAAAAAGATTGAACATCGTAATTCCACAAAAGAAAAAGACTAGAGGTCAAGGATATGAGGGAGCTTATGTAAAAGATCCTATTATTGGTCGACATGATTGGGTAGTTTCATTTGATTTAAATAGTTTGTATCCGCATTTGATTATGCAGTATAATATCTCACCAGAAACTCTTCGAGGTATGCATAAGACTCCAGGCGTTGATGCTATGTTAAATGAAGAGTTTGATACATCTTTTTTGAAAGAAAAAAATCAAACCATGACTCCGAATGGATCTCTTTATTCAAGAGACAAGCAAGGATTTCTTCCCGCCCTCATGGAGAAAATGTATAATGACCGTGTAAGATATAAGAAACTGCTGTTTGAAGAGCAGAAGAAGGGAAGAAATGCTGATTCTAATAAACTATCTCAATATTTTAATATGCAGATGAATCTCAAGATTGCTCTTAATTCTGCTTATGGCGCTCTTGGAAATGAATGGTTTCGATTTTATGATGTAAGAAATGCTGAAGCAGTTTCTGTTGCTGGTCAGTTATCTATTCGTTGGGCTGAAAATGAAGTAAATAAATATTTAAATAAAGTGTTAGAAACAGAAGATAAAGATTATGTTTTGGCTTCTGATACTGATTCTTTATATGTAACTCTTGATGATCTTGTTAAAAAAGTAGGACTAACAGATAAAGAGAAAATAATTAATTTTTTGAATACAGTATGTGAGAACAAATTAGAAAAAATTATTGAAAAGTGTTATGATAATCTTGCTGTTTATACCAATGCTTTTCAGCAGAAGATGATCATGAAGCGGGAGGTTATTGCTGATACTGGAATTTGGACTTCTAAAAAAAGATATATTTTGAATGTTCATGATTCAGAAGGTATTCGCTATGAAGAACCTAAACTTAAAATTATGGGAATTGAAGCAATTAGAAGTTCTACTCCTGAACCCTGCCGAAAATCTCTAAAGAAATCATTTGATATAATCGTGAATGGCACTCAAGATGATGTTATTGAATATATTGAAAAGTTTAAGAATGAATTTAATATTCTTCCCGCTGAAAATGTTGCATTTCCTCGCTCAGTTAGAGGATTAGAAAAATATGCAGATTCATCAACAATTTATCGAAAATCAACTCCAATTCATGTAAAAGGATCTTTGATTTATAATAAGATGTTGAAGACTAAAAAATTATCCAAAAAATATCCGATAATTAAAGAAGGAGAAAAGATTAAATTTGTGTATTTGATAGATCCAAACCCAACGGGTGATAAGGTTATTGCTATGTTAAACACTCTCCCGAAAGAATTTGAATTAGAAAAATATATAGATTATAAGTTACAATTTGAAAAATCATTTCTTGAGCCTTTGGAGGGAATTTTACATGCTATTGGATGGGAATCTGAAAAGAAATCAACACTTGACAATTTCTTTGTTTAATGATATAATTACTATAAAGCAAATATGATAGATTACGGTTCATGGCTTATAGAAGATCTGAGAGATCATGTAAAAGAACTTTTAGTAATGAGAAGTCGTGTAGAATTATATTCTGAACGTGCAGAATATAATATTCAAATCTTGGAAATTAAAACAGAAATAATGAAAAGAGAAAAAAATGAATGTTAGAGATAATTGGCACGTAGATGCTCCCTGGGCTCAGTTAGTATGTAGTACAGAAATGCCAGATGATGTTACTGAAAAACTACTAGAATTAAGTGATAACATCTTAAAAGAAAATCAACAAGACCCAAAGGATGAAGATATTGTAAAGGCCGGTGGATATAGAGGAGATCCCACAAAAGAAACAGCATCATATAATTGGTTAAAGGTTCCATTTTGGAAAATTACACAAGAACAACTTCAAGGGTGTGACGTTCTTCCTTATTTAATGCAACAAATGAATCATTATATGGAAACCATTTTAGCTAATGGAAATGTTAAAAATCATTTAGATATCACTGTTCCAGGTGGTCCTCATACAGATTGGATGAGTCAAATTACTGAGGCATGGGTTGTTAGTCAATATGAAAATGAATATGCTCCAGTACATAATCACGTTCATTGTAAAGTTTCGGCGGTATGTTATTTGAAAGTTCCAGAAAAACATAGCATATCTGCAGAACGAGATAATGATGGTCATATTGTTTTTACTGGAATGGGTGGAGCAGATCCTTTTAGTACTTCTTCTCATTTAAATGTTGTGCCACGACCAGGATTACTAGTAATATATCCTTCTTCATTAAATCACCAAGTTTATCCATTTAGGGGAGCGGGTGAGCGAAGAGCTATGGCATTTAATGCAGAAATTAGGTCTGTTCAACAAATGGAATTTATAGAAAGTTTACAGAAAGGTTGATATGGATGGACAAACTGGATTAAAACTCGATGATAATTGGGAAATTATTTGCCCTTGGGCTCAGATAATGGTAGGAACTATCATGCCTGCCGAGGTCACTGAAAATATGATTGAATTAACAGATGAAATTCTTGAAAGAAAAAACAAAGAAGATTATGGAGAAAGACTCGCAGGACAAATTGAAAATGAATTTGGAATAGATCTAGAAGATTTAGAAGAATGGAATGTTAAAAAATATTTTCAAAAAACTATCAATAAATATTTTGCAACTATTATAAGTAATCATGGAGTTTTACGATATATTCTAGATGATACTTCTGGTTCATGGCCAGGACCCAAGCATACTAATTGGAGCTGTTTGATGAATAGTATGTGGATTGTGAGTCAATATGAAAATGAATATAATCCACTTCACAATCATGCTAATTGTAAAATTTCTGCGGTAATGTACCTTAAACTACCAGAATATGAAGAATCGAGAAAACCATATAAACCCACAGATGGAAATATTTTATTTGTTGGTGAGGGCGGTGTAGATAGATATTTTACTACTAGTAATGTATCAATAAACCCCCAAGTTGGAAATCTTTTTTTATTTCCTTCCTCTTTAAATCATCAAGTTTATCCATTTAGGGGTAAAGGTGAACGTAGAAGCGTCTCATTTAACGTCGATGTTTTTTCAGAACAACAAATGGAAGAGAAGCGTAAAATCAATAAAATTCAATTGGAACAAGATAATTAAGGAGATAGATAATGTCGCGTATCACACAAGATGAAAGCCCCATTGTAAAAAAAGCTGAAGCAGAAGGAATAACCGTCGATGAGTATATTGAAAGGCAAGAAGAAAGAGATCATGGACACAAAAAACAACGTCTTCAAGATAAATTGGATGAAGAAAGTTTGAAAGAGAAAGTATCTGGAAAAACATTATTAGGTGAATATGATAAAAAAATTGAAGAAAAAGCTAAATTAAACAGACCAGAAGATAAAGATTTTTCTGATGCAAGAAATACATCACCAAATGATATAGGGGCTACTGGTCAATTTATTGCTCAAGATCTTAGTTTTGATGGTAAAGAACAGTTTGGTGTTTTGGGTAACTATGGTACAGCAGCAAATGTCAAAAGAGTAGTTATGTATGATGATGTAATAAGAGAAGGTCAACTGCCGGGAATGGGTGCTCCAGTAAATGAATGGAGAACAATGGAAATTATAGGTCATATTGAAGTTGATAAATTATCATTACAACATATGGCTGTTGAAGATTTAGTGT